ATGTTGGTTTCATTTATATAACTTATTTAATTTTAAATACTTCGAATCTTTCTCTTGGTTTCCAATTTTCAAAAACCGATTCGATTCCGTTTTCTAATTGTTGACACATATTCTTATGTGTTAAACCCATATCGCCCATAAATGCTTCTCTACCTATCAATCCATTTGCTTTACGAACTTCTTTTGGTGTGTTGTACATTTCCTCAATTGCTTCAGCAACTTCCTCCACATCAACTCTATCATCCCAAATATAAGGTGTTGGTACTGAACCTGCTAATGCTAATGCTCTACTCCATACAGGTTTAACCCAAGGACCAGGCTTAGCTTTTTGTTCCCACTTTCTCCACTCATGCAAAGAACCAATTTTAATGTAATCTTCGTGTGTTAATAACTTACCATCAACTTCAAATCCACATTGGTCTTGCAATCCACCAGTTACATTTACAATGATAGGAGTTCCCGTCATTACCGATTCTGCAGTTGCTAATCCAAATCCTTCGTTGTTAGCAATATTGATTGTTACATCTGCTATATTGTAAATAAGATTTAATTCTTCTTGAGGTCTTCTCTTTTCAGAAAATATGATATTACAATTAGGTGCTACTGCATCAATTACTGCTGGTAAATCAGTTCCATTCTCATCAACAGGTTGTGTGTGCATTACTAATACACATTTATCTGCTTTCTCCTTACCAATCTTATCACAAAACTTTTGGAAAGCTACGATAACATCAGCTGGTTGTTTTCTACGGATATTTCTATTACTCCAATATAATACGAAGTCATATTCCTTATCACCTAAAATTTCTTTACGGAACTCAGCAGGTACTTCAGTTGGTTTGTATAAATTAAAATCAATACCATGTGGTACATAATCAATTTGCCAATCTGCTTTTGGTTTCCACGTTGGTTTAGTATCTAATGCTGATAATCTTTTAATGATACCATATGTTTGACGAGAGATACAACCAATCCAATCACAACTTTCATAGAAGTTACGATTATATAATGGGTCTGGTAAATCATCCCAAATTGCGTAGAATAAAAGTGGGACATTTTGTCTGATTTCATGTTCGATATCATACAACCATGTCCAATAACGAGGGTCAGTAAAGTGTACAATTGCATCAGGCTTCTCTGCATTGATTAGTTGTCTAATCAAATCAGCGTTACCATAACCATTCCAAGGTAAAATCTTTACATTAGCATCAGCAATACCATATCTTTCTTTGATATCTTGGCTAACATCTAAAACCTTTCCTGCTTCGGGGTGATTAATTGCGGCTCCTACTTGAAACCAATCATATTTGTGTGCAGTTCCCAATACTAATTCTTTGGAAACGGTGGCAATACCACTTGCCATTCTTAAGTCATCTGATAATAACAGAATTTTCTTTTTTGCCATAACTTATTTGTGTTGTTAAAATTGTGAACCTGAAATTTGTAATTTTAAGTATTCGTTCATTGATTCCCTAAATTCGATATCTGTTACATATCTCTCCACAGTCCTATTAACTAGCTTTTGAAGTGTAACATCCGAAGTAAAGGAAACCTTTTTGAAACTTGAATATACATCTTTAAGTATTTTCACAGTTGTCAATTTTGTGTTTTCTTGATTCATTGTTTATATATTTATATATATAAGTATAATGATTTAAAAAAAACATAAATTTTTATTTTGTAGCTTTTTTATCACATATTCCCCTATTTCCAAACTCACAAAACTTACAATTCTTTTTTGCTGCACCAGGTACTTTTGGGAATTCGATATCTTTAAACGTACCACCATCATCAAATACAGTATTGATAAATTCCATAAATTCATCATATACTTTTTTAACAGATGGAGAACCATGTGCTGGAATATGCTTAGATACATGTGGTACTGGAAATGCCGAATCTTCGGGCAATTTTCTACGAAGTATCTGATACTCTACTTTAATCTTTTGTAATGGAATATTAAATAACTCTGAATAATACTTTTTGTATAATAGTATTTGTGAGTTCTTCATCTTATCAGCTTTTTGATACTGATTCCATCCCATAGTGGATGTCTTTAAATCTATAATAATGATTTCGTTTGATGCCAAATCTCTAATAACAATATCGATAAATCCAATAAAATGTACACCCTCTTTAATGGTTGCGTTTAATGGAATCTCAATACCCACTAATTCAAATCCACTCTTTGAGTAAAATTTGTGCATATGTTTATCCAACCATTGTAGAATACGTCTACCATCACCATAAAATTCTTCTAATTGAATTTGAGTACAAGGAGTTCCTTCGCTCATTTTATCAGCTTCACTTTTATAAGCTTCTCTCATTTTTTCCAATAAGAGCTTGTCTTTGTTGATTTCATCTGCTTGCTTTTTAGAAACACCATACATAACCGAAAGGTAATGTTGGATAGTTTCGTGCATAGCAGTTCCAAAGATTGTATGGATATTAGATGAACTTTCACCTAATTTATCTATGTAGTTTAATTTGTATTGATGTGGACATGAACTCCACATACTATATTGTGAAAATGATACTTTAGCCATTATGTTGTTTTATTGTATAAAGATACGAAAAATACCCGAGTTTACCAAATTAAACTTTTAGTTTTAACTTAGTTATTTGCTTTGGGTCAGTACCATAATTCTCTGCAATTTCCTTAATATGCATCTTACCGCTGGTGGTTTCGTAAAGGATTTTAAGATAATCCTCTGCTTCAGTTAAAGATACTTCGTATTGTCTTGCTACCAATTCAATAATCCAATCTTCATATTTTTCAGATGAAGCTGGTTTCATATATTTTAAAAATGCTCTTGTCTTTGGAATTAATCCTATCAAACATAAATACATCGCTTTAGGAGGTGCCTCCTGTATGTAAGGTTGTATATCTGCAATCAATTCTATCCATTCGGGTTTCATAGAAAGAAAACGGAGTATCATATAGTTACTCCATGTCTTTTTATCACTTTCATCAAGTGTGTCCCAATACTTTGGGTCTTTCTTATCCGTAATTGCGTTTAGATGGTCGAATAATGTTTTAGCCATATTATGCTTCTTCTTCTACTTTTAAACCCGGAGGTAATAATTCATTAAGTACTTCACCACAATCTCCGCAAAGGAATAACTCTACTGGAAGTACTTCATCTTTTGGTTTGCCTGATAATAGTTTTGAAATCTTACGGAATCCAAATCCTTGTACGAAAATTTCACCACCACATTTCTTACATGCAATTGGAGTTGTTTTTTCCAATGGAATTGGTTTTTCTTCTTGTGGTGCTATTGGCTGTCCACCTGCTCCTAAAATGTTAGCCATTATATAATATTTAAAATTTGAATTAATGTAGCTGCTGCGATAATTTCTTTATCAATTGCTACTGCTGATTTACTCACACCATCTCCTAATAAAAGAATGATGTTAGCTGTGTTCTCTCCACCATACTCATCTACCTTATCATATAACATTGTATATAAATCGGTAAAATCAGTAACTTTAGAATCAATAAGAGCTTGTCTTACTTTCATATACTTATTTCTCTTATCATCGTTTGAAGATAGGATGTCAATAATTTTATTTCGGTAATCATTCTCTAATAGATTTTGTACATCTACTTTCAACTTACCTTTGATTGAGTTCAATTGGCAAGTATTAATAATCTTACGAATATCAGGATACGATGCGTCAATGATTGGAACTAAATCCTTAACTTCAAATTCAATCTCCTCATTCTTTAAGATTTTACTAATTTGCATAGCAACATCTTTTTTAGTTGGAGGTACGATTTGAAATGATTGACATCTACTTTGAATCGGGTCAATTACTTTCTCAACATAGTTACAAGTTAATATGAAACGGCAATGTGCTGAAAATGTTTCCATTAAGTTTCTTAAGATAGCTTGTGCGTTGTGAGTCATATAATCAAACTCATCCAATATAATAATCTTAAATGGTTTGAATCCCATTGAAGATGCAAAGTTAGTTACTTTGTTTCTTACGGTATCCACATTGTTCTCCGAAGATGCATTGATAATCATATAATCACATTCAATTGATTTTATAATTAACTTTGCTAATGTAGTTTTACCAGTACCGGCTTTTCCGTACAAAAGTAAATGTGGAATTTCGCCTGTTTCTAAGTAACCTTCTACTTTTGATTTTAGATGTTCATTACCTACATAATCAACAAGCTTTGTTGGGCGATACTTCTCTACCCACAAATTATTATTTACTTTTTCTTCCGATTGTTCTATAAACATATTTTATTTTTTATTTTCCAGTTGAACCAAATCCACCATCACCCCTTTCAGTATCCGATAACTCAGCTACTTCATCAAACTCAATTGGAGGATGTGGAATAATCATAATTTGTGCACCTCTATCACCAACTTCATATTTAGGCCTAAATCCAGTTGTTTTAAAGGTAGCTTGTAATTCACCTCTATATCCACTATCAATTACACCAACTGAATTTGATAAAATTAAATCAGTTTTTCTAATAGATGAACGAGGGAATACTAATCCTACAAATCCATAAGGAATTTCAAGTGCAATACCAAATCCATAAGTAATATCTCCCTCACTTCTAGCAATGATAGATGTAATAACTAAATCCATTCCAGCATCTCCATCTTTTGCATATGATGGGATTACTGCATTTTCATTAAGCTTCTTTATTCGTACTTTCATTTTCTAAATTTTGTTTTACTAATTCAGCTTGCTTTGTTTGAAACTCTCTCATTTCTTTACCTTCTTTGGAAAGTTCTCTAGCAAATAATTTAAATTTCTTACCAGTTTCTCTGTTTGTAAACGAGATGTAAGCATCTTTTGTGTTACTAACCGTAAATGTAACTGTTGGGTCTTCATCTGTCATATCTTCACTAGTCCAAGCAAAGATTTGTGGTTCATCTTCATCAAACTGAAATACCCATTCACATTGTTCTAACTTTTCAGGTGGTGTCATTTTTATTTCACCAATTGGTTCTAATTTTTCTTCTTTTGTTTTTTTAGCCTTTGCCATAATTTTTCTTTTTATTTTTATCTCCCTACTTCTGATAGGTATTTAGCTTTCATTTCTTCCCAACTAATTCCAATAGCATCTATATAGAATAAGTGTTCGGGTTTAATTCTTCCTTCATCGTGTAGTTTTGTATATCTACTGATTGCATGTTTCTTCCACCATTTGTTAATGTATTCAGTACCTTGCTTAAACTTATCTTTGATGATTAATTTATCTTCGGTAATTTCGTTACGAAGAAATTCATTTCCATTCTCATACATCATAGCTAAGTACACACCTCTTTTAAATCCGTGATGATATTCAGTTGCCTTAATACCACACTCTTTGAATATCTTACCTAATATCTTTTGTTTGATACCACTAACAGGTCCGTTTCTTTCATAACCCATATTAGCTCCATTACGGGCTCTTTCTTCGGTAATGTTTTCGGAATACCATTCTGCATGATTTTCTTTAATCCATTGATGCCACGGGTCATAGAATTTATCATCCGGCTTCAAACTAATCTTACCAGCCGATTCACCTAAAGTTTTGAATAAGGGGATACCATTATATTGAGAGTGAATACCATATAAAGATGTTGTACCTACTGCAATCAATATATTCTTATACTTCTCTTTCCAATAGTTTCTAACTTCAGGTACAGTAGTCATCATAGCGATTAATTTACCACCTAAAAAGTTATAACCTAATGGTTGAGTACATACAATAGTAGAAGCAATAGTAGTGTTGTTTAACTTACCATCAACAAACTTATTATCTTTAGTCCAACCAATGAAGTTATCTCTAACTCCCATAGCGGTTACATCGGATGCTAATGAAATTTGTCCTAATAGTTTTCCACTTACTCTATCCTTTACATTAATCTTTACATTACGGCCAGGGTTT